GCTTGGGATTTAGCTGGAGAGTTAGCAAGTGCTGCTGTTCCTTCACCAGACTTCTCTGTTGGAGTTAAGATGGCAAAACTTAAGAACGGTAATTATGTAATTCTAGATGTAATAAGATTCAGAGCTAGGTTTGGTGACTTGGTTCAGAAGATTACAAAAATTGCAATTGAAGATGGAACAGATGTAGAAGTTCTTATTCCACAAGACCCGAATGCCTCTGCTAAAGCTGCTTGTAAGCAATTAGTGCAGCAGGTGATAGAAGGTTCAGGTGCAAGAGCTAAAGCAACTCCAACTAATAAATCTAAAGTTGATAGATTCAGACCATTCTCTGCCTCTGCTCAGAATGGAGTTATTCAAGTCCTTAAAAACTGTTGCACTTGTCTTGAGACAAAGCAGTATGGAAATAATAACTTCTTCTACGGTGAATTGGAAAAGTTTGATGGTGGTAGGAAAGGACACGATGACTGTTGTGACTCCGTAAGCGATGCTTTCATGCGTCTAGCTCAATCTAAGACACTTCCAAACTTCATGCACGGCTTGAAGCAAATGAACCTCTCAACACCAAACCCAATCAATAATATTCCATTCGGATAATATAGCCTATGGCTGATGTAAAAGAAATAGCTCCTTTGGAAAAAGGAGACAATGCTGCCTTACGCCTCCGAATGGGGGAGATTGGACAGACAGGTATCGTAACCCTTGGGGGACAAGTAGGACTTGAAACAGATAGATGGGAGCTTCAGTGGCCCTACTGTATCAATACCTATACCAAGATGGCTAATGACCCTGTAATTGCCCCAGCATTGTATTTAGTTAAGATGATGATAGCTCGTGCTAAGTGGAAGGTTAAAGTTCCTAGACGAGCTAGTCCACAACAGAAACAGAGAGCTAATTACCTCAAACAAGTTATGGGGGATATGGATCATAGCTGGTTCTCTTTCGTAAGAGATGCTGCAAGCTTTGATACGTATGGATTTAGTATCCATGAGATTGTTCTACGACCAAGACGTAAGCGTTATGGTAGTAAGTATGACGATGGGTTAGTAGGTGTTCAGAAGCTCCCCACTCGTGCTCAAGAGACTATCCGTAAGTTTAATTACGATAAAGACTTTAGAGAGCTTGCTTCAATAGAACAAGCTTACTTTACAAATAATGATAGTTCTGGTTTACCTACTAGTGCAGTGACAAATGCCACTAAGACTATCCCACGTTACAAGTTCTTATTATTTAAGAATGCTTCAAGAAAAGAATCTCCGTTGGGCGTTTCCAGCCTAGCTTCTGTATGGTCGGCATGGAAGTACATGACCTCTGTTAAAGAGTTTGAAGCCATCTCTATTGCTACAGACAGTCGTGGGTTGAAGGTGTTGTATATTCCGCCTGAATACATGACTGAAGACGCTAGTGAAGGTCAAAAAGAGGTTTACGAGTATTACAAACAGGTAATGAACGGCTTACATCGTTCTGAGCAATCGGGGATTATTCTCCCTAATGCTTACGACTCTGATTCAAGAGAGGCGATGTTTAAGCTTGAACTGCTTGGTGTCCAAGGACAGAAGACAGTTGACCCTGATGTAGTAATCGCTAGATACAGTGCTGAAATCCTAACAGGTTTGTTTGCAGATAGTTTACAGCTTGGACAGGGTAGTGGTGGTAGTAACGCTTTAGCAGTAACTAAATCTTCTCTTGTTGGTATGTACGTTGAGTCCAAGTTGATGGAAATTAAAGATCAACTTAATCACCACTTAGTTCGTTTGTTATGGGAACAGAATGGTTGGGATTTAACGGATGTTCCTGAGATCGAATACGATGGTTTACAAGAAGCTGACCTAGATACTTTCTCTAAATTCATTCAACGTATTGGTGCTGTTGGTTACTTACCTAAGACTGTTGAAGTTGTAAATGAAATTCTTGATGAAATGGGCTTAGACCCTTACCCAGAAGATACCCCTATTGAAGACTTAAACCTTCCTGAAGATGTCTCTAAGAGTGGTGCAGGTATGTCAGAAGGTCTCCCATCGGGCACAGGAAAGGCAACTCAGGGTGGTGACAAGAGTACCACTAACAAGGCGAATAGCTAATGACAATAAAATTTAAAGATAAGTTGGATAATACTCCACACTTAATGACAGAACAGTCCTTTGTTCACTTCTTGAACTTCATAGACAGCCTTCCAAGTAAAGCTGAATTAGCTAACTTGTTTGATGATAGCCGTGACACTCAACTAGCTAATTACAATCAAGAGACTCAAGTAGGTACATTGTTTATTCATGGTACTCTTGAGTACCGTACTGAGTGGTATCACAGCTATGGTTATGGAATGTCTTATGAATTGCTCCTAGAGCAAGCTCAAGCCTTCCTAGACGCTGGTGCTAAGACATTACTACTTGAAGTAGACAGTGGCGGCGGTGAGTGTTACCAGTGCTTTGAATCAGGGGCATTACTTCGTAAGATGGCTGATGAAGCTGGAGCTAAGCTTGTTGCTTATGTAGATGGTATGTCGGCTTCTGCTGCTTATGCACTTATCTCTAATGCACATGAAGTAATCTCTAACCCCCAAGCAGAAGTTGGTAGTGTTGGTGTCGTAGTTCGTCTACGTAATGTCAGTGCTGCAATGAAAAAAGCTGGTGTAGAAGATACATATATCTACGCAGGAAAGAATAAGATTCCTTATAAAGCTGATGGCAGCTTTAGTAAAGAGTTTACAGATGGCATCCAAACTAAAGTGGATACCTTATATGAAGAATTTACAAACTATGTTGCAGCTAATCGTAGCATGTCTGTAGAGGCAGTTAAATCAACTGAGGCTGGAGTTTACTCTGCCAAAGACGCTCTTGAGCTTGGTTTAATTGATAGTGTGATGACTCATGAAGAGTTCTACACATATTTAGCTGACTATGTTCAGAAAGAGAAAAAACCACAGATGTTTAAATTGAAAACAAAACTAAGTTCCGAACAGGAAAAGGTAGAAATGAAAGAACTCGAAGATGCACAAGCTGAGTTGTCTGCCCTTAAAGTGAAAATGGATGCTGACGCTTTAGCTAGTGCTACTGCTGTTGCTGAATTAGCTACTTTAAATGCGACCCTCACAGACGTACAAGCACAATTGGCTGTATTCAAAGAAGCTGCTGCTGCCCTAGAAGCTGAGAAACAAGTAGCTCAAGCTGCCGCTGCTCAAGCTAAATTAGAAGCTCGTAAAGCTGAATTAGCTAACGTACTTCCTGAAGATAAAGTGGAAGCTACTTTAGAAGTATTAGCTGATACCCCTGATGCTGTATTTGCCCTTACCATCGCTGGCTATAAAGCTGCTGCTGACGCTTTAGCTAAGACTGAATTGTTCAACGAACAAGGTGCTCAAGGTGCAGAAGTAGATCACGGTAAACCTGATGCTAAGGCCGCCTACCTTGAATGGCAAAGTAAAAAATATTCTAAAGCTACTCCATCTAAATAATTAAAGAGAAATAAATATGGCTATTCAAACCTTAACTTTCAACCGTCTTAGCGACTTAGTTCTTGTTGAAGATGATAACTTAGTACGCACTCAACGTAAAGCTGTTACCTTGAACTTGTCTTCTGCTGAATTGGTGAAACTTGGCCAAATCGTTTATCGTGCTAAAGGTACTGATCCTACTGCTGTTTACAATAAAGTGTCAGCTTCTGGTCAATTGGTAACTACTAATGAATTCGCAGTTGTTATTGGTAACGGCTTGGAATACAAAGAATCATTCAATGCTCCAACTTCAGGTTATGCTACCACTCCTGCTGTTGCCATTACTAACGGCTTCGGTGCTGCTGTAATCCTTCGTAACACTTTACCTGATGCCTTGTTGACTGCTGCTGGCTTAACTGCTGGTAATATCGCAACTCTTAAATTGCTCTTAGAAAACCAAGGCATCTTCTTCGCTACTGATCTTTAATTAGTAACGATCATAAACAATAATTCAAATTAATTAAAGAGAAATAAAATATGTCTATCGGTTTATTGCCTAATGGTGGCATCAACAACGTAATTGATTATTCAGACGCACTTGTTAACCTTCCTAACCAATGGAAATTGTTTAACGAACTGAATATCTTTGATGTAGAATTAAAAACACAGTCTAAAGTTGGCGTACCAATTTATGATGAAGTATTGTCTGTTCTTGGTGATAAGAACTGGGAAGTACGTGCTGACTCATTGAAGCGTTCTGTTCGTCGAGTATTGAACTTTGATATTCCACGTTTTCCTGTACGTGAGTCTATCACTCCTCGTGATACTGCTGGTATCGTATCTTTTGAACAGTGGACTAAAGGTGAT